TCATTCCATACCAATTTCATGTAATTCGCTTGTTCCTAGCTTCATAAGTAGAACTTCTAATGATTCTACTGGAAAAGGGTGTTCTTGTACAACTATGCTTATTTTCAAATGCTCATTATCAACAGGATCTAATTCTCCTAAAAACCAAAATCTATTTTCAGGTTCAAACCAGTATAACCACTCTTCAAATAGCCAATCTTCACTATGCAATATTTTTGATTTTGAAAAAGAATCCGTAAAATATTTTGGCAAAATAGAAAGCCATCTATCTACATTTGGCCATTCAGGAAATGTATTTTCATTGATTATCAATAATATATCAATTGCCTTTTTACTAATGCCAATAGCAGAATCCTTACTGCAAGTCACTATATAGTTTACAATGATTCCTTCTTGTTTTTTCATAAAAGCATCGGATAACATTCTCTTTTTTTCATTTTCCAAATTTAATTTTAAGGTGTTTAAAAAAGTCATAATTGCCTCCTATGATGTTAGAATTATTTTTTTATTTAATCTAGCTCTTTTTTCAGTAATATATGGTAGTCGATACCTATAATTGCTTCTATCGTTTTCAAAAGAACAACCTCTAAACGGAGATTCTCATTATAATCAAAACCTAAATTCACCACAAATGCACTAGACCCTAATTACATCATCTTTTGTTCCTTTTACCTATTTTCAGAAGTTGTCATTTACGGGGCAAGGTAATCCATTTTAATTGGACTTGCTTTTGATATTGACGTAAAGTATATAATTACTGTGCAATCAGCTACCACACTCCTATGGAGACTGGTGAAACATGTCTAACACTTAGGAGAGGTCAACCTGATATTAATAACATTAAAATATTATAATAATCTAAGCTCTAATTTGCATCAACATAATCAAACTAAAATAGATGCTTTTTTCACATTAAAAATGGATGGAAATAGCACAAATTTTGTCACAAATGTCATGAAAAATACGGAATAAAACAGATATTATAAGATATAAAAAAATCTCTAAAACATCCATCCAACCTTTAATATCAAGGTTTTTCAACGTTTTAGAGATTTCTTTAATATAGCTATTTACGTCCTGAGAGGGATTAATATACGTTGATATATAGCAATTTATAATGTGTTTGCCACAAATTTTGCCACAAACGTTTTATGTGTTTGTAAATATTATTTGTTTTTACATTGAAATAAATACTCTTGATAAATAGTTTTTAACTCAATATCCTTCTTCTCCACTTTTCTACAAAAGGCTTTTAACTTTTTCGTTTCAAATATGTCTGAAAATAGTTTCTCCACTGCACCTTCCTTCCCTTCAACGTAACAAATGTATTTAAAATCATTAAAGCTATATAATCTCACGTCATAACCTCACAAAAAACAATATCTTCTATATTAATGTCGATTATTCGTTCGTCAAAGCGTTCAAGTTGTACAATATGTTTTTCGTAATCAATGTGGACAGGCACGACATACTTGTATCGCATGTGATGATTATTCTTTAAAAACAGTACTTCTATTGACCAATTTCTTTTTAACGCATCTGCTAAAACTATTGAATGTTCTAAAATATCATCAATTAAATTATACATTTCCGTCACCTCTTGTACACATTATACGAACAAACGTTCTTGAAATCAAGCGGTAAATAGGATTAAAATAAAATAATGTTTGACTTTGTATAATACATGTATTATAATATAAGTATAGAAAGGAGTTGAGAAAGTGAAGGATGTTTTAGAGGAAATAAAAACAGTCCTCGAAATTATCACTCTTGCAGTAGCGCTGATAACATTACGCAAGAAAGATAAAAGCAAGGACAAGTAAATTCAGAGGGGTGGAATTCCCCTCCCTCTAATAAATTATAACATGCCTTTCACAAATTATGAATAAATATATCTGGATTATATTAATTGTTATTGCTGTAAATGGGTTAGCTAGCTACTTTCAAAACACTGTTCTAACTGTAATAGCTATTCTTGTGACGTTATCTTGCTTAGTATATCTCGTAAAAAGGAAGTGATTTAATTGAAAGAAAAGACAACTTCTGATGCGCAGTTGAAAGCAAACAAAAACTGGCAAGAAAAAAACAAAGAACATGCAAATTATTTAAAAAGCCGTTCAGCTGCGCGATCTTTTATTAAGAAAAAAGCCACTTTAGAAGACTTGGAAGAACTAGAAATTGCAGTAAAGCAAAGAAAAACTGAAATAATTTCATTAGACAATAGCCCTGAATGAAAAATTTCGGGGCATTTTTTTATTTTTATAATCAAATATAATTGACTAATCAAATATATCGTGTTATACTATATATAGTAAAGAAACGGGAGGCGTACATAATGCAAACAATAGACAGAAATGAAATCGCTAAAGATATCAATGCTAAAATTTCAGGACTTGGACGTAATATAAGAACTAACTGGGAATTAGGTTTCGAGGAAGGCCAAGTAATTACATTAGAAAAGCAAGAAAGTTGGACAGATGGTGGCGATTTCACTGTTTGTAATGATTGCCCCGTGGAATATAATTTTGAAATTGAAAACGAAGCACCTTGCCACGTTGTAGATTATAGCAACAAAGAAGAAGCAACAGCGCTAGGTGCAGAAGATTGCGAAAACGAAAAAGAAGTATTATTGCCTGTTGGAACTAAGTTAGAAGTTGTGTACGGAGAACGCGAAGACGATAAAGACGACATGGGATTTTACACAGTGATTTTCAGATATATTGAAAGTGAGGAAAAATAAAATGGCCGGATTTATTAAAAAATACCTAGAAAACAAAGAATGGACAATTTATCAATTAGGCAATGCAACTGGACTGGCACATCAAACAATAAGAAGCGCTGATTCAAAAACTGTTGACCAAATGTCTGCAAAAAATGTGCGTTTAATAGCGGACGTTTTCGAGTTTACACCTGGTGAAATCTTAGACGAATTCTACGAAATTGAAGAAGAAATAAATAATGATGCTATTATACAAGAATTAATTAATGTATTTGAAAAATACGGCTATAACACAGATGAAATAAGCCTTGAATTGCTAGATGGTGAAAAAATTAAGCTGGAAATGTCTGATGATACTATAACGCAACTCGCTGACGCTGTTAATGCTACTAAACACTTTACGGCATATGTGGATGCTTCTACTGATTTTATGATTATAGAAAAAATTTGAGGTGAATACTGATGAACAATCATATTATCGATTTGACAGGTAAGAAATTTGGAAGACTGACAGTTAAAGAGTTTGTTCGTTCGAAAAATGGGAATGCGTTGTGGAAATGCGTTTGCGTTTGCGGTAATGAAAAAGAAGTATTAGCGCACAACTTGAAGCGCGGACACGTTCGATCTTGTGGATGTTTATCCGAAGATACTGGTCGTAAATATGCGGATAAGAATTTAAGGTCTGAGACCGCACAGAAAAACGCACTTAAAAGAAAACTAGAAGTAGACGCAGTAGACGGTACTATGAAATCAGCTTTAACTAGAAGCCTATCAGCAAGAAACAAAAGTGGGATAAAGGGCGTGCGTTGGAATGAGAAAAGAAATAAATGGGAAGCTTCTATTACCTTTCAAAAAAAATTACATTTTTTAGGCAGATTTGAAAAGAAAGATGATGCCATAAAAGCACGTAGAGATGCGGAAGATAAATACTTTAAACCGATTTTAGATAAAATGGATTGATATAACAAATGCGCTAAGCTTATGTTTAGCGTGTTTTTTTGCATAAAAAAAGCCCTAACTGTGGGGTTAAGGGCGGTTGTTATTTTAAACCAATTTCGGAATCTGATGTAAGTACTTCAATCCAATTTTCTGGAAATCCAATACTATCCATATCAATCCATTTATCATAGGTTTGGATTAATGTAATTAAATTAGAAATAAATCTTTCAAAATACACTCTATCTAAACACAGCTTATCACATATATACACAATCGCAAATGCTTTTTCATCTGAAAAAACAAGTTTTTCCTCTTTAGGTATTTTCATTTTAAATGGTAGACGTTTGTCATACACTCGACAAGTATGTGCACACATATTTCTCACTACGGAAAGTATGTATAACCAATTTTTTATTAGTACTGGATGAACATCAAAATTTTCAATGCATATCTCTTTTTGAAAGTCGGAATGCATATTGTTAAAAAATTTAGACAAGTCTCCAAAACTTATCATTTCGAAGGTCACCCAAATGGGAAAAGTTCCTTCATATTTATCAATATAATGCTTGGTGAAAAGCTCGTTTCGTCTACTCGCTTTTTTTATAGATATTTCGTTATCCTTAATCCATTGAGAATGTCTTACTGCATCATAAAAATGAATGCTGTCATAATAAGCAAGTGGTCCATACTTTAAAGCAAAGTTTGTGTTAATTATAGCTTTCAATTCAACCTCAACATGTTCAATAACTTGAAACAATAATAACCTCAAACGCTCATCGAATCTATAATTATAATAAATATTTTCAAAAGTTATACCTTCTACAAACCTATCCTTTTGATAATAATAAGGCAAACAATATCCTTTAAATCTAAAATAACCTATTGATTTCAAAGCATTTTTAGCAAAAACTCTATCTTTAATTTCCAAGCCTCGAGCTTCTAAAATTTCAATTTGTTTAAGTATATGTGTAGCTTCTCTATCATACATTCCCATGTTTAGTATCCCCTATACAAAAACGTCCCCACCTGGGGCACTTCGCATGGAGAGGTGTGTGGGGTTCTATTAATTATATAATAACACATCTTCTTAATAAGTCAAACTAAAAAGTATAACATAGAATGCAATATAAATCAATTTACACTTTTTTCTCATTTTAGTGTAACATACAACACTAAAATGCGCAAATGTAACCAAAAATACCCCTTATAGAGCATTATAATCAATAAAACGTTGCATTTCTGCGGTTTTTATACAATTTGCTTGGATTATTACATTTTTATTACATTTTTTTGTTTGTCGCTTTCAAAACAAAAAAACCCCCCGCAAACGCGAGGGCAACAAACTAAATCTTTTTAACAAACTTTGTGTTGGCAGTGAGATAGTAACCGCTCTTCGTCTTCAAGCGAGGTGTTCCGCCTTTAGTTTTCCCCATCCCCGAAATCGTGAAGATTGTGCCAGCCGGATATGTTCCACCAGTTTTGTTTTTTGTTGTAAAGTCTACTGAATTGTATAGATCACATTGTACTAGTGTTTTAACTTTTCGTGGGTTTTCTGTGTAGTAAACGTTCTTATTTGAGCTTGCAGATGGAGCTTTTTCACCGCCAGCAGCATCATATAATTCAAAATGCGGATAATCTTTAAAAGACTTCCAATCTCCGCCCCAATCAAATCCTTCTGCTTTCATAGCTGATACAACTGTTTTCCAGCGCGAAGTTGTCGACTCCCAAATAACATTTTTTCCGTCGCTTGTGTATAAACACAAGTCTACCGCTACACCGTAATTATGATTAGATTGTCCACCTTTCGCATTTGTGACAACTGCGCCAGGTTTTGTTCTGCCTTGTGCGTACAGTGCATTTTGTTCTGCTGACGAGCGATAACCTTGCGCAACACACAAATAGATTCCTTTTTTCGCCATTTTTTTAATTACATTTCGGGTTTTATCTGCTACAGATTTATTCATTCCAGAAACGTTTAATTTACGATTTGCTTTTTCGATTAACCATGCCTCTGTTAATGCCATTACTTATCATCCTTTCTAGGCTCTGAATAATTCATTACTTTTAAACTATCGGAGAATTTACTAGTCGTTGGGTCCATCAAAATCCCGATAACAGCTACTACTGTTGTAACAATCGCCATTGGGCTATTTAGGAACCTTACAAACGAAAGCCACAAAGCAGACCAGTTATCTAAATCAGATATAGTAAAACCTCCCGCTGTCCACGCGACGCCAAGAACTGTAATAAGTGTTGCTACAACAGTTCGCCAGTTTTTCAATCGTACCTTCCAGTTAATTTTCATCATTTCACCTCCTTTTCATTTTTTTCAGTAACATACTTCCAAATCGCTTTATCTTCCCGTTTCAATAAAGCAATCTCTTTATCATGATCGTTTTGCTTTTCTCGTAAACTCATACGATCTTTCTTGCTTTCGGACATTTCTTCTCTTAGACTTTTTAAAGTGATATCCAGAGAATCAATCATATTTCTTAAAGGTGCGACTAATGCCCACCTAATCACAAAACCTACGATTGCCGCTATTAAACTAATTAAAGCTATTAGCTCCCCCACACTCATCCCTGCTATCGAAATACTCCCAAGTACCAATTTTCATCATCTCCTCATTGTCACTCCATAAAAAATAAGCCTTGCTCGGCTTTAATCTAAAACATAAAATAATTGATTTAACGCAAAATAAGTAACGCTGGTGTCGGCAGGCATAAAACTCATTGCATTGGCGGAAGACGCATGTACTCGACCACCAGTCGATTTGCTCGTTGGCGCGTAAGCCATCGCCGTTCTTGTTGTCTGTATCTCAAGAGGCACAGAAGCAAAAGCGTTAGCTGATGCCCATGCGGTTGATTTTTGAACTTGACCACGGAAGATAGCAAATCTGATTCCAAAAACACATACGACTCTGTATTGAGGTGTGTTACTTTCCGCTGTTGAATATCCGGAATTCAATATTAGGTTCTGCCACGGTGTTGAATAAAACGAATCTGCATCAATTGAAAGCTTAATATTTCCATTCTCATTAAACTGCAGAGATTTACTAGTTAAAATAGAATTTCCTAGGCTACTTTCCCCGGCAACATCGATTAGTTTCTGCGCAACTTTGTATCCGCCTAATGTACTGATGATGCTTTCTAATACTGCCGACCCTATACCCGTAGGCAAATATGAAGTTGAATTGAACCCGTCATCATTCATTTTGACAGTTCCAGTGTAAAGATTATCGTCGCTATCTTTGTAATTTATGTTATGAATAAACTCCGCACCAGTAATGCTACCACTCTTCACATCACCAAGCTCGGCAGTGATAGCGGAAAGTTTACCCACACGCAACGCGTTGTAATCCAAAGGTAATTCTACCCAACTATTCCCGTTCCAAGTAAAAACACCAACAATTGTTTTAGTGTTTTCGTCTATTTTAAACCATGTGTCACCTTCGACTGGATCGCTTGGCTGAGTTTTATCAAAAACCGGTTTATGATTACTAACTGATTCAATCAATGCATTGTTCGCAACGGTAATCGCCTCTTCTATTTTTCCGTTAATTTCTGGATCTGCTTCCTTAATATCTAATGTTTGACTCACCCATTTTTCTCCATCCCACCTTCGCAAAACATTTGGTGTCACACTACTATCCATCCACAGTAAATCAGTGGTCGGGTTTAACGGTGCTTCACCAGCTACTATTGCATCGTTAATATCTGTTAATGTTATTTCCGCTGCTGCTCTAATTGTCATTATCCAACATCCTTTCTTCTGGCATAGCATAAATACGATTGTATCGTTTGCCCGCCTCTCCTTGCCCTAAATTTAGCTGCATCATTCGCTTGCCATTTGCATCAAGAAATGGATACGCTCCTTCGCATTCGTTAGTTGAACCTTGTGCAGGATAGTATTTTTTTTGAAAAACATGATGATAAACTAAACTATTATTAATCATATCCCAACACCAAACTTGATTTTTATCAGTGCCTGTAAAACTCCCTCCGGCTGACAAATACGCGTATGGAAACATTACATGCATTCCTTGCAACGTATATAAAGTAGTTGTAAATCCACAGTCTTTTGTCCTAAATGTATATAAAGGAGCTATTCTGCCGGCTAATAAATCAGACTTTTTAAAAACATTAATACTTAAATTTGAAACGCCTGGACTCATAACTACATAGTCGCTTGTTTTATCGTATGTTACTCGGAAACCGTCAGGTGCTTCAAGTTTAAATGCCATCGACTCATCGTAAAACTGTTCTTTCAAAGGGACATATTTAAACATTGCTATCGCCTTCTCTGCTTGGGGCAATGGTGTTACATAATAAGACCAGATGTGCGCCTCACCAGACGAAGTGTCCACGCCAAACATAGTCCCATGTCCTCCGCCGAGAATCCACATCATATCGACGAAAGTACCATCAAGCGTAGTTCTATAAATATTGTATGATTGTTGTCCACCGACTTTACTTTTTTTACTTCCATAATATTCTTGCGACCAGTATATATAACCATTTTCCACGTCTATTTGCGCACATTGCATAACCGATAAATTTACTTCTATCCCAGCAGGGAATTCGCGTGGAAGTTCAGCATACATATAACTTTCTTCTTCATTAATCATTAATATGCTAGCTTCACTTCCTTGATTAACCGAACATCTAATAGTAGCATTGATAAAAACGTCTTCTCCAGATATATTAACAACATTACCTACACCTAGCTGTGCGTCTTCCCACACTAAGTCGTGTGTACCGTCATTGTTTATCTTCTCCCAAATAAAATCACCACGCTCAATACTATTCGTTATGTTTGTTTTCCCATCATAAACTCTTGCAATAAGTTGTGTAGTGCCAGCATTGTTTTTAAAAGTAGAACCACTAGTGCTAAATAATTCTACTTTCCACGTCTTCGTTTCTTCTATTTGTTTTTTAGCTTCTTCAATTTGCGCTTGAAGTTCCCAAATAGCCAGCGGTGTGACGTTTTCCAATTCGATATAATCACCAAGTACAACCTTGTTTTTAGACGGATCACTAAAAGAAGTTGTCTTTTCTATGATTCTTGCAGATAAAGTTATATCCATGTCCAAGTCGACTACTCTTACTGTGTCTCCAAGTGTGACTTGGTGTGGCTCATAGCCTAACATCTCTGCTAGTAATATCACGTCTACCTCATATGTGGATAAAGGATGATTAACTTTTTCAAGCTCTAGTAGCGCCCAATCTTTTAAAGCTTGCGCGTTTGTTATTGTATCTTTTGTTATGACCCCTTTTAAATATTCTCTGCCATCGTTGTACAGCCAGTTCGCTTCATCATCATAAATATAATTTAAACCATTATTCACTGATTTAATTGTTAAACTGTCTTTACCAAGCGGGATAAGAGCAGTGTACATCGTTTTATCAGTTGTAATTCGTTTAAGACCTTGAATGTCTCTTGCGTACTCAAATCGTTTCGCAGTATTGTTGCCTCGTTCGTCAACTAAATCAAATTTATAATTAATGATTTGACCACCAAAGCTTTCTACGTAAGCATCAATTTCTGCTTTATATTCTGCAATAACTTGTTGTAATCCAGCTTGAGCCGTTATATTGTCTGCAAATTCAATAGTGCGTATTTGTCCAACAAATTCTCTCTTACCAATTGACCATCCTGTCTGTTGTAAAATATATTCAAGCGCCATGTCAGCTCTTATATCAGTCAGTAATTTATTGGAAATAATAGTTGCATTTAAATCATAAATAAATGCATTTTCTGCTGTTGCTTTGATGTATCGTCCTTGCATATTTAACCCGTTTTCAGATTCATAAATACGAAATAATCGTAACTTAGCTTGTTCGTCTTCAAACAAAATATAATTACCTTCGTGAATATGTTCAGCCATTTCATGTTCTGCGGGGATGGTAACAGTGTATGTGTCATCAAAGTTTTCAAGCTTCTCATTTCTCTCATCATCCCAAAAAGGACACGAAAAAGGCATGTCATTAGATAACACGCCTACAGTTGTTCTTTGTCTATTTAGAATTGTTAACATTCTATACCTCTCCTAATATGTCGTCGGTCTGTATTCTATGGACCACTCCGCTCCTTCGCTGAAAGCCACTGGAGTTTGATAGCCGCCAAAAAACGAAGGAAATGAACTTCCGATTGCTAAATTTTCCATGAACACTGAACCATTTTTCATTATGACCCCAGCTTCACAATCAATCATAATTTCATCACCTTTATGAATAATAACCTCTGGATTATTTTTAATATCTGCCTCTGGATTAACTTTTTGTACAACCAAGTCACAAAAAACAACATCATTGTCTTTGTAAGTTTGATTATTAAAATCTTCTGGAATATCCATTTTTGCCATGTAAATTCCGATGCCTGCTAACTTAGTAGCAAATTTGTTATTTGAGTCTTTCCATTTGTAGGTTCGTTTCCAAGCTTGACTACCTTTATCGTTCAATTTAACTATTTCCGCAATAAACAACTGTCCACGCTTTTCAATAGATAGATTAAAGTACGCATCTGAGAATTCATTATAGTTATTTCCGACTTCATACGTCGTGTTTATTGTTTTCCAAACTTGCTTAGTCTTTGTTTTACCTTTTTCTGTATACTTCACTGTTTGTTGTACTTTTTTTGAATAAACCACTTTCGTATTCTTTTTCTTAACTACTTTCCCCTCAGTTGCAGCAAAAAGGTATCTATCTTTCGTTGTTCTCCCAATCTCTAGTCCCAAATTCATAGCTCTCCCATTTTGGGCATCTTTAATCATAAATTTACCAATGCGTTTGCTATCTTTGTCTAATAAATACAATTCTATTTTTGTTCTAGCGCGTGGGTATTTTTGAGTAATATTTGCCAATCGAGCGGTTACTTTCCAATTGTCTAATTCTGACGTCAACATTCGTTTCATTACAGGACCTCTCCATGATTTGTAAGGCGCGGTTTCTGTTTTTTCACCATAGGAATTTACACGAATGGTATTTATAGTTTGTTTAAATGAACTTGTTTTCGCAGGCTTACCATTTTCTAGCTCCCAAGTAATATTACTTTGCCCAATACCATCCCACAAAGTCATGTCATTTGCTCTATCGGACAACACGTTCTCATACATTTTCACAGCTGTTTGTCCTGTATCGGGGTCAATATCAGCCCCTAGAAATATATAATCATCATCTGTTGCAAATGATAGACTAGTTAAATCGTCGGTTGCTATCGCATGAATAATTGGACTTGTTGATTGTGAACCCGCCACCTCGATTATAGCCGGGCTTTCTGGTAAACTAATTTCTTGTTGTTCTCCATATCCACGAGGATCACTACATATAAATGTAATGGTTGTTGTATAATTATCTGTCTGTAATTCTGTTAACTCTGCCATTTGGGCAAAATGACCGTAATAAATCCATTCCGGTTCATCATCAAAGATTATTTCGCTTTCAAAACTGTTAGTTTGGATGATTAAGTTATTAAGATCGTGTGCTATTTCTACTCGTTCAGTTTCCGATTTCCCCATAAGCGTAATATTAATGTCAAAGCTTCTAGTACCAACGGAATTACCAAAAAAGTACCCACCGATTTTGGCAGGTACTTCTTGGATATTCTCAGTGATATTGATTGCATTTCTTTTGATACTATTAACAACTGCTGGAATGTCATTGCTATGAATTCCGGCGTACGTAAATCCTATTCTAGTCACGTTTTCTAACCCCCTGAACTCGGTCTTTTCTACTTATACGATTGTTCTGCATTTTTGTAATTGCAGGTTCCACTAAACTTCCGACCTTATTTGTGTCCATGTATACGTCACTATTTTTTTGAAGTAGTTGCATCAAAATCTGATTCTGCTGTTGAAGCAATAAAATCATGTCAGAATTGTCAGGACTATTGACAACAACACTTCCTCCATCGTTCATTCCAATGATTTCTTTTGTTTTTTTGATTAATTGAACCGCTCGATTTTTCCGAGTAAGCGGTATGACTACTTCCGGCTTATTGTTCTCAGCAACTTCTATCATTTCATTTTTCTTTACAAAACCACCATTAGCAAATCTACGATGCCCTCGTGGTCCCCAGCCTCTTTTTCCGTATGGAAGGTCGTTTCTCCAAGATGAGTTATTGAAGAATGCCAGTAACTGGTCATAACCAGAAAAAATATTATTATGACCTTTCATTCTATATGCATTGAATGTTTGTGGGATATATTGAAGTAACCCTTTAGCCGGATTACCTGATAATGTATTAACATCCACAACAGCAGATGACTGAGTTATTTTTTCATTCCCGCCAGATTCACGATGAATTTGCGCAATAATGCCTTTTAATTCACCACCGGACAAATCCACTTTCATGGCTAGAGCCGCTTTCTTAATAACACTAGACCACGCCGAAGCACCTTTCCCAGCCGGTCCTGCCACTGGCGCCGTTTCTTTAAAACCAGACAGCATTTTTTCCAAAGGTGCGCCGATACTGTTTTTCAAATAGTTCAGCATGTCAGAGCCTAAATTACCATCGTTCCCCATTTTAACGCCAACAGATACGCCACCAAAAAGTTTATTTAAATTTTTGATAGGATGTGCTGCCCAATCAAAGGCTTTTTTAGAAAAATCAACTACTTTTCCAGCTACCGCTTTTGTCCCATCCCAAGCATCACTTAAGAAATCATTGATTGTTGAATTACCATTTGCAAATCCAGGTAATGTTTTACCAAGTCCGCCTTGCATGACTTTTTTCGAATCTGCATGGTTCAAAATTTTTGTGCCTGGCGCAACATGCGTTATCTCTGCACCATTTGCACCTAAAATCTGTGCTTGTGCTTTGCGTTTATTATATGCAATCTCAAATCCTTCTTCGCCAGCCATAATTTGTCCGGACGCATTATTAGAACCCTTGTAATCCATTGCTAAGTTGCTTCCATATGAAGTCCTTTTGTTATACGATTTTTTTGACTTTTTAGTATTATTATTATAACCTTTTGGCTCCCATGGCTCGATGGTAGGTAAACTAAAAAACTTTAATACTTTATTTATTCCGCCGGTAACAGAGTTAACTACTTTCGCTAGCCCTGCTTTAAAATTATCCCATTTCGACAATGATTGACCAGTTTCCCAGTCCACTTGGCTCAAATGTCCAGAAGCTTGTTTTTTCGCTTGATCAACAACACCTGTGTGCATTTTTGTTGCTTCACTAATTGTTTTATTTTTTTGACTCTTAGCCTTTTTTACAATATCATCATGCTGCTTTTTCGTAATAGTTCCATTCACATAGTATTCTTTATCAGCAGCGGCAACAACTTTTTTGTATTTACTGTTTGCTTCTTTTACAGCACCATCTTTCGCACGTTTAGATTCTTTTACGACTTTTGAAGCTTGCTCTGTACTTAATTTTCCACTACTGTCTTTCAGTTTTCCTAAAATTAATTTTTGCTCTTTTGCAGACTTACTCAAAGAACTAACCACAGCGGTTTCTTGTTTTTTAGATATTGCTTGAATTTGGTTACTATATATTTGATTACTAGTTTTACGTTGATTTGCAGCATTACGTTTGATGCTCGTAATTTGCTGTTCCTCCGAAGCAGTTAAAACTCTACCTTCCTTTGCAGCTTTTGCGTTAATTGCTTTTATGTCTGCTTTCTCTTTCTTTGTAATACCAGCATTTTTAGTAGCCATATCTTCATTTAGCTTTTGAATTTGTTCGTTGTTTTTCTTCACTTCATCTAATGACAATTTTTGTATTTTTGCTTGCTTCTCTTTAACCGCTTTTATGTCTGCTTCTGATAACATGCTATTCTTTGACAAAGTATTTAAATTCTTATCAGTACTTTTTTTAGTCTTCTCAAATGATTTCTCGACTAGCGCAACCATCCCATTATAATTTTTACTAATTTTATCAGATGTTGATTTAGTGATTACATCCCCGGACATTTCCAAATACTTTAATTCAGAGATTGCGTTTTGAGACATAGTTTTATAAGAGTTTACATTTTTTGCTGTATCTTTACTAATACCTTTTCCGGAAATATCCGTTTTCAAAGGATTAGCAAACACATCTTTTATAGCCGCATATCCTGCTTTCGCCATTTTAATTTGATCGTTAATTTGATTAACTGGATTCAATAGAATAGGATGTTCTTTTGCTGAGAATGAAAGTGCATCCCAAATCAAATCGAATTTAGCTTTATATTCAGGTATTTCCTTCTGTATTTTTTTACCAAACGCCTGCCCAAATTTAGTACCAGCAATACCTCCTATTGCCGCGCCTACAGCTGTTCCAATTCCTGGAGCAATTGCTGTTCCTATAGCGGCTCCTGCTGCCCCGCCAGCTAAGCTCCCACCAGCGCTACCAGCTTTATCGCCAGCATTTTTCTTATTAATACCAATAAGTTGTGTTGCAGATAATGCAATTCCTAGACCAGGCAATGCCTTCCCGACGCCTTTCAAACCAGCCCCGATTTTTCCGAATTTGCTATAACTCGCAATATCGCCTGCCATATCAGCTGTAGATAATGCTTTTGCTCCTTTGCTTCCTTTAAAAAATGAGCCAGCTTTACCTAAGAAACCTTTACCTTTTCCTCCACCGACTGGGAAAGCATTTCCAGCAAGTTGAGTAGTCGCAGCATTAGTTCCGGCAGCAACCGAGTTTTCTGCTAACGCGGCTGTTAGTTTCTTTACAGGTGAGATAGCTGCTGCTGCTCCTTTTGCAATAAATCCAAATGCTAGTCCAGCCACCGGAATCGCTACCGCAACTACACCTGCTGTGGAGATAACTGTTTTAGTACTATCATTCAATCCATTAAACCAATCGGCTGCTTGTTGAATATACTTTCCTAGACTACGTAATACCGGTGTCAATGATGTTCCTATGCTTATTGCAAATGTTTCAATTGCACCAGAAATTTCTTCAATAGTACCTTTCAAATTATCCATTTTCATTTTAGCTACATCGTCTGCAGTTACTTTACCCATTTCGGTGCGCATTTTTTTAATTCCTTCTGCGCCTTCACGATAAGCAATATTCCCAGCGCGAACTGCATCGGAGCCAAACATAGCACCTAGCGCCGCACTGCGCTGTTCAGAATTTAAGTCTTTTAGACTACTTTGCAATAAACCAGATATTTCTTCTGCTGATTTCAATTCCCCATTTGTATCGTAAAACGCGGAGTGAACTGCTCCAGTAGCAACTGTTAATTCTTCAAATTCTTTGTTAACTTTAGAAGCGCTTGCCTTTGGACCTGCTAAACTTTTAGCTAAATCTTGAATTTGTCCCATTAATTTATCTGTATCGTTAGAAAGCGGTTTTACACCATTTTCTTGCAATACTTTCATGGCAGTTTCGTTGTCCACAATGCTTAAACCTAGAGCATCAAATTGTTCCCATGCTGCCTTTGTTGTAGGGTGTAATCTTTGTAGCATAGTTTTGAGAGAGGTCCCCGCATCGGAACCTTTTAAACCATTTTGTGCGAATACTGCTAACATTGTAGATGTATCATCAAATGACAGACCAACGCCACTCGCAACAGCAGAAACTTGTTGTAAAGACATCTTCATTTCTTCTACACCAGTGGCAGAAGCATTTGCCGCACCAGCTAGAATGTTTGCCGCATCCGCCACGCTTAAATTATCATCCTTAAACGCGTTTAAAACTGTAGCCGCGATTTCTGCCGCTGAAGCTAAATCTAACTCACCCGCTGTTGCTAATGAAAGCGCACCTGAAAGCCCGCCATTGATAACATCTTTTACTGAAAGACCTGCCTTTAAAAGTTCTTCTTGCGCCTGTGCGGCTTCTAAGGCGGAGTATTTCGTATCTGCACCTTGTTGAATAGCTAGTTCTCTCAATGCATCTTTATATTGATTTACCTCGCCAGGGGACATAACAGAAAGAGTATTCGACATTTGTTGTTCAAAATCAGCCGCTTTTTTGGTAGCAAAACCTAAACCAAGCGCAACTGGAGCCATATACAAACTTCCTTTTTTCCCGAAGGCGACAAGCTTATCACCTGTTTCATTTAACTTTTTTTGATACTTGTCTAAATCTTGAGTCACCGTCCCCCACGGTGAACTTTTAACAGCTTGCTCTCTCTTGAATTTCTTATAAGATTCTGTCGTAGTATCAATCTTTCTTTGCAAATTATTGTAATTTGCAACTTCATTGTTTACTGCTTTTTGTCCAGCTGATAAAGCTTTTGGCATTTGTTGTAGTTCTTTGTTAAGTTTGTTATACGCTTTTTGATTTGAGTTGACTTCTTTTTCCGCTTCTTTTAATTCTTTTTCAGTTGCATTACCAGATTTAGAAAGCTGTTCAAAACGTTTTTTTGACTCAGTCAACGATTTATTAGACTCTTTCAACTCTCCATTTAAAGAAGCATTTCGTTTTTCTAAATCTTTAAAATCGTTTTTAGTTTGAGAAACCATTTTGCTCTGAACAGATAACTTTTTATTAAGTCCATCCAGTTCTGTTTCATATCGAGATAAGGTTTTTTCTCCTTTGCCAAATGCCGAAAGATTTGCTTTCATTTCGCTATTCACAGAACCGAGGGTCCTTTTCAACCCTTTCATTCCCTCGTCCACTCTAGTAGCATCTAGGTCTAGGTTAATCGACAATCCTTGAAGTTTATTCATTATTTACCCCCTTCCTCGATTGACATCTTGATATTGTGATACAAAGTCAACAAGTGAAACTTTGTTATTTTCTGATTTTGCTTCTTCTTTTTCGATTATCAGACGACATAACTTTTTGTATTCTTGATCGTCCGTTTCTCGAATTGTCCAGCCATACTCTTTCATGCAGTAACGCCTAATTGCATCGAGATCGGACAAAAACTCGGTAAGCGTTATTACTTTGCTTCTTCGCCTTCGTCATCTTCAACATCATACTCTTCTGGTGAAATTTCTCGAAAGACAGACACCAAAGTATCGTTTAATTTTTTGGAAGGAATATTTTTTTTAAGAAAATCCACACTCAAATCCTTGTCGTTAAATAATTTAACTATGAATTTCAACTGCATTTCTAGAATCATCGTTTTTTTAGGATCATCAGAAGTGTTAATGTATTCTCTAATTTTTTCTTGCATTTTCCAGTAGTCTTCTAATTCAATTACAGAGGTATCTCCTCTCTCGTAAAGCTCTTTCTTTTTTGTTTCTTTGTTAAAAATTTCTAATTTAATCATGTTTTCTCCACCTTTTTTATAATTTTTGTCAATAAAAAAAGAGTAGGAGTTCACCTACTCTTAAAATATTTTATCCTTCGGGTACTGCTGGTGTTTCAACAAAACCAGGAAAAGCCATTTTATAAATTTTATCTCGGAATTCTTCGCCCACAGCCATAGCAAAAACGTCCCCAGCGTCATTATAAACAAATTCTCCAGTGAGACTAGTTGCCTCTGGTTCCTTTGGTTTATCCTCAGATGTGTTTAATTTAACGTCATCTTGTCCATATTTTCCTTTTAGTAAAGCAAAGAATACCGGTTCCCCTCGCAATGTTTCACTTTCCATTACGCATGAAGCGTATGGCGGAGCAGTGTTTTTCCCTACAGTTACAATACCATCTGCGTTCTTTTGACGACCTAATAACTCTTGTCCTAATTCGAAAGGTAGTTCCATAATACCAATCGTTTGCTTAACATCGCCAGAACCTTTTTTCGAAATGTAATACGGACCATTGGATGCAAAAACTTTAATAGCTTCTGCATCAAGACCAGAAATATCCGCTTCAACCGTACCACCTTTTTTATTCTTACCATTCACTTCTACTTTTTTTGTTACTTTTTCATCTTTTTCATCAAAAATACCGAAAGTCGCTTTTTCAAATCCGATTGTTGTAATCATTTATTTCACTCCTATTATTTTTATTGATATAGCTTGTATGGCAATCCACTGTATTTTCGTGCATCTACAAATTGACCTGTTTCTGGGAAATATTCATCCAATCCACCAGCGAGTTGCCCAAAACCTATTCGTTTCATTTCTTTTCTAACTTCTTCTTGTATTTGTTTAACAATTAATCTATTGTCAGATTGTACATCGATTTGTACTAAAAAATCTTCCCACACAGCCTCGTTACTAGAAAAATTTGTTGGTACTGGAACATCTAAAGGAATGATTAACAAGAAAGTTTTGTTAGAATCACCCGTGCTTGGAAAATCATAATATTTTATTCTCTCTTCGCAAGTAGTGTGAATGATATCGTTTTTACTTAATGTCGTATATATGATGTTCAAAATATCAATCATAATTTATCACCTATTTTCTTCTGTACAATTGCCCTGTAAGCTCTCTCTGATATTCTTAGTGATCTCGCAATACTACCTGTTCCTGCTGGTGTGATTTTTTTACCATTCCTTGTATAACCATATTCGTTGAGATGAATTATTTTGTACCTGTCTTTAGGACCTTTCCAGTCAATCTTTATACTTCTTATCCCTTTGTCATACGAAGGTTTTTCTATATTAATCTCATCAATCGATGCACCTGTGTCTTTAAATTGAACAAATTCACTTTTAAGCGTTTTTGCAACAAGGGCTGCACCTGCAATTAGAGCAGGGTCTACTAATTGTGGCAAGTTTTCTCGTCCAAATATACTAACTAACTGCCTTTCCAACTCTTCTACTCCGGTAACTTCTACACTCATGTTTGAACCCCCAGAAGCACATTTACAAAGCTATTACTTTGCAAGTCTGGGCTAACATCAATCACATTAAATCTTTTGCCCAAATAGCGATAATCTAATATTTCTACATAATGTTTGTTACTAACTGTATACTCACCTTTAGTGTCTCGAATATTAATTGTGACAGCTTCTTTTGTTCCCGTGCCATGTAAAATTTCTAAATCTTTCATGGATGGTTTATAAACTTCTGCAAAACATTCGAATAGAATTACTTTTTCTATTTCACCTGGTTCAGGACCATTTACCGGCTGATATTCAAAAAAAACAACCGGAGTGCGTAAATCGCCACTCTGAACTTTTTGAGGTTTAAACTGAAACTTCATCAGATTCACCACTTTCAACTAAATAGAGAGAGAAGCCTAAGCTAGTTATTTGTGATTGAAAGTTTTCATTAAAGAATTCTATCGAATCATTATACGCATATCTAGTACGATCAATGACCAATTCTCTTGCCCTAACATGTTCATCTACATTAAACAGCCCGCATTTTTCTTGTAAATCAGCAATAGAAAAAGATAGCAACTCTTTTAAATTGCTATCTTCGCTATTGTGAGAAATGTGCATACGCTCTTTAAATTTTTTAAGAAGGTCATCTGATACTTCCATGTACAGCACCTACTTTTTTTATCTTTTTTTTGGTTCATCCAATCGTTTTAAAAAAGAAGCTCCCAAATTGTCAGCGACTTCATCTGCACGTTTTACAGTCAATTCAATTTCAGTTCCTTTTTCATATACTTCTTTTGTTACTTTGTCTTTGAATTTCTTTAATACTTCAAATTTAGCCATTTACAATCACCCTTCCGGAGTTTGATCTGTTGGTTTGATATTTAATGTCCACACAGCGGCAGCTTTTTCGTCTTTGGCTTTACCATACGCAAATTGTTTTGCAGCATATAAGTTAAGATCTTCAAATGCAAGCGTTTGGTCAAAAGTAGAAATATTCAATGCTCCACCAATAAGTGCATCATAACGTTTTGCAACATAAGAAATAGCTTTCTTTTCTGGAACGAATAATGATTCAATGATATTTAAATTGTAAGGTAAAGCAGTCACATACACACCGTTTGCATTTAAGCTTGTGTACTGTTTTTTAACGTCCCAGGCATCTGTAGGATTGACTAGTAACGTAACTTCACCAGCTACATTTAGCGGCTTGCCATTTTCTTTTACGGAATGATATTTATATACATCTGTTAATTCATTAACAGTTACCTTAGAGCTAGCAAATGTCAGTGTTCCAGATGCAACTTTTTCTGGATATACACCATCTACTACATTAGTGCCTTTTCCAACTTTGCGAGTTAGACCAATAGGCTTATCTTTACCATCACCAATAATAAACGCGCTTTCTAACGCCACTGCGAACGCTTCTTCAATTTGAGTAACTACAAAGCGTTTCACCCATACAGGTCCAAAATTTTCAAGGTCCTTAGGAACTACTACAAAAGCGGTTAATTTATTCTGGATAGATTCTTCTTCACTGAATGTAGCATCCAATTGTCCTTTGATTTCACCAAAGATTTTGCCCCACACAGCAAGCCCACTAGTTTCGGATTTTAAGAACTTAGCACGTAAACCAGTCGTGCGCATTCCAATAGATGCAAGGAAAGGATGTTCAGTTGTTAGATCTTCAAAAATTTCATCCACGACTGTTTGTGGTAACAATGTTTCTTCTTTGTAACCAACTTCTTTATTAATATCATTGAAGAATTTAATTTCTTCATTCGTGATATTTTTGTCTGTTCGGCTAGCTGAAATATACTGGTCCGCCTCTTGACGCGCTTCTTTTTTGGCTTGATCCATAATATCAGCAGCCATTGCATCTACCATTTCCACATAAGCCTTGTTTTGAATTTCTTGTGTCTCTTCGTTTTTAACAGCATTGACAAAAGCTGTTCGTTTTTCCTCGTAATTTACAAGGTTGTTTTTTAATTTGATAGTCATAATTTATTTCCTCCTATTTTTGGGTATTAAAAAAGAAACCGTTTTAGCCCATTCATTTCTGGCTCTTCTGGTTTCTTTTCCTGTTCAGTGATATGTCGATCTAAAGTTTTCCCATCAAATATCACTTCATTTTTTAATTTTGCAATTGCATCTTCTACAATGCTTTGAATTTGTTCCGCTGATAAAGATACTTCTAAAATTGATTGTTTACCATTAGTATCTTTCAGTCCCCTAACTTTATCTAATGTAGCTTGTGGTAACATGCCGCCTGTACTTGCTACTAATTTTGGCGCTTCGCTATTTTCTTGAAACATCACACCATCCGCTAATCCTAGTTCTACAGCCTGTTGAGAATTTAGCCATGTTTCTTCCCCCATCATATTTAACAGTTCTTCTAATGTTTTTCCCGTTTTCAGCTGATAAGCATTAGCAATGGATATATTAGCATTTTGAGCAATTTCAGAGGCTTTTTTTAACTCTCTATAATCACCTCTCCCACCATATTGAACATTGTGAATCATCATTTGACCAGTTGGAGAAATTAATACTTCATTTCCAGCCATCGCAATTACAGATGCTGCACTTGCCGCCATTCCAACAATTTTTACAACTACATTGCCATTGTATGATTTTAATGCTGTATAAATTTCACTACCAGCAAACACATCTCCACCATTGCTATTTATCCAAACTTCAACTTCACCTGACGCATTTACCAAGGCTTCATTGATATCATTTGCACACGTAGCTTCCATATCCAGCCAATCATAAATCCATTTGTCATCATTTCCAATAATAGGACCTTTGACTTCAATTTTCGTCATTCATTCTCACCTCCTTCATCAGCTGACTGATAGTTTTTAGTAATTAAATATTTATCTAATTCCGGATTATCTACTCGTTCAGCGCCCAATAATTCTCGAACTTCATTACGATTAAATGAACCAGAGGCAACCAACTTATCTACAGCTTCTGCATTTTCTATAATGTCTTTTTTGTGTATGATTTTGATATGTTCACCTGCTAAAAACTCGCTGGAAGTAAATAATTTAGCGTTTAATTCGTCTTCTAGCTTTTTAGTGAGTGGATCAATACAATATTCCATATAAGCTTTCATATTGTTACTCAAGTCTGCCATATCACCATGCAATAAAGATGATGGAATGCCGAGAATACTAGCCACATAGTCAATCATTTCTTTACGTAACTTCTTAACTTCATCAAAACTTTGACTATTATTCACGCTTGTTGTTCCAAATTCTTCATAATTGAAGCCTTCCAATTGAGGAACAATCGCAATTTCGTTGTTGCTAAACGAGGCGTAGACTTTGTCAATGTATTCTTGTAGCTTTATTTGTTTATCTTTATCTGCAACGCCTGCCATTTTGAAGTTGACAGCTCCACGAATTTGAAAGTTGCGCATTTGTGCGCGGATCATTTTTCCAAACAACTCTCCATAATCCTCGAACATCCCATTCGTGAATGCCGACAATCGTTCATTTCCATATTCTAAGAAAATAACATCGTCCATACTGAACTTTCGCTCGTAACAATAATTTTTCACTGTGACGCCTTCGAAAATGTCTGGAAATAACGCAAACTCTTTTCTCACATAACTATCAGCAATTAAAAAATCGTCTGTATCTGAAAGGACAATTAAGCACTCATTATCATAAATTAGCTTATAAATCACTTTCTCCCAAAATGAGCTTGAACTCATATCTGTATTTGGACGAATGTTTAACTTATAATACAATTTATCCCGCACACTAATTTCTCCATTTTTTAACCTAAAATCAGATTTTGCAATGGTTCTCGCGATATGTTTTACACATGTATTTAAAGCCATTTTCTTTAAATATACTTTGGTAGTTTTGTCCTCTAAAAAGTCTAAATCCCACATCCACTCAATTTCTTTGTTTCTTTTAAACAGTTCTGTAAAGAGTCCCAATTTATCACCTCCTAAAACGCAATCGCGTTAAGCATGTTCAATACCTCTTCTACATCAATATCTTCTATTTCATCCGCACGCCAAAGAGCATGGACAAAAGCCTGAAATCCATCAGTTTTACGTCTATGCTCGTCTTTTTTAAGATACTCTTTATTTCCATCCGGTTTGATTTTCACTGCAACATTATTTGTATACCATCGCATTAACGGATTATCTCCAAACACAATACGATGATTAGCAAATAGTGTTTCAATTCGCGGAGCTAGCAAACTATGAGCTGCACGTGGATTTCTAATAATCTCCAGTTCAAATCCTTCTGCTTCAAACAGCGGACGCATGAGATCCATTCGGAAATTATCTCCGATTACTTTTTGAATACCGTATGTTTCTCGCATTTCAACAAACCAATTGACCACATGACGAGGGTCGATTGTAGGTTCATCTACAATGGTCAATAATCCCTGTTTTTCCCATTCTTTAATGGGCGGTTTAAGGTTTGCGATATCCAAATATCCTTTTCTAGCAAAGGAATGTGTTTTCCAAATATAATCGTCGCCTACACGAAACAGCAATCCAACAGCCGCAAAGTCCTTAACGCTTGCATAGTCAAACGCACCAATACAAGCTCGGTTTTGGAGTTCTGGCATTTCTCTGTTAGTTGCGAGAATATCTTCCCACGGTGCTACTACCTTTTCCAAGTCTACTTCTGGAAGGTTCATTCGTTTAGTCATGAATGCTTCTCTGCCGCTTGGATTGTTCGTTAATGCTTCATATTGTTTTCTAACTTTATTTAGTAAGCGTTTAGAACGAGGACTTAATGGCTTTTCAAAAGCAGGATTTGCTTTTTCCCACATAGCTTCATTCTTAACTTCCTCTGGATCATCTAGCTTACAAATAAAAGGAAACATGCGGTCGTTAAGATTTTTACCACTTAAAATTGCTTTACTACGTTCTTCCAACTTGTCATAAAATCCCGCTCTCACAAATCCATTGGTGCCAATAAAAAATTCTCTGGGATTCGCGACTTTGCCAAGTCCTCCAGAGAATACATCAATTATTTGTCTATCTTCATATTCATGAGTTTCATCATAAATAACACAGCCTTCACGACCACCATCTTTAGTTTTTGCATTTGACGTTTGAAATTTAAAAACACTGTTGGTTCCTTTGCCAATAATCTGTGCTTTCCATGCGTCAAAGCTGCCTTCCAATTTAGGATTTCCGTCTATTGTATTAAATACTTCTTTAAAACTAACTTTCGCTTGGTCTTCGGAATTCGCTACTACCGAAACATCGTAATTGTTAATCCCATGTAGCGGACTTATAAAATAATTTGATAATGTACTTATAAACCCGTTCTTACCGCCACCGCGACCAAGTGTTATAAAGAACTCTTCATAAAACAGTTCATTGTCTTCTTTAAAATATAAAAAAATAAATGGTGCAATAAACTTTTCCCAGTTATCCAAAGAAAAGTACCATTTTTCACTAAAAGCAATATAATTTTCTATTTGCGTCTCATCAAAATATATATCATCTCTACTAAGAACATGTTCTTGTAAGTAGTTTATTAGATCGATTCGTTCTTTATTGAGTAGTATTTTTCCACTTTCATACGACTGTATATAGTTATCAACGTGTTTATTTGATATCATATCAAGTCACTACCATCTTGATTATCATTTTCGCCTTTGAATATAAAAGATCGTTCAATAGATAATAATGAAGTGTTGATTCGATTTTTTTCTTGTATCGCTGGATTAGTTTTCGTGAATTTTTGCGAGCCATTTTCCGTGACAACAACAGCACCATCCATTTCAATGCTTTTGTCTAACTCGTAATATATACGTATTAAATTAATATAACGATTAACTTTTTCGAGTTCTTTCTGACTAGTAGTATCAATATTTGATAACAATTCTTTTTCCAATTTCTTTATGTTATATTCCACTTTTAACCCTCCCTCCTTCATGAGACTTTTTAATATTTCTGCGGAGAAGACCCCCACACCGTTCCCCAGAGCCAAATTAAAGAGCAAATCTTTGACCCGGGGGTGTCACCATCGTTCATCATTCACCCATTTATTTATTTTCCTTCTAAATTGAAAGCGATTATGTTTTTTGTTATGACACTTTATACACAGAGTAGTGAGATTATCTATATCAAGCGCAAGTTCAGGATGATGTTCTAAATCCTTAATATGGTCTACATCGAGTCTTTTATGCTTGTCTGGGTCGTGATAATCAGTAAACACCTTGCCTTGGCTCTTGCACTCTTGGCACTCATAGTTGTCACGCTTTAATACTTCTTTACGTATGCTTACCCATGCCTTTGACTTATAAAATGTATGACGTTCTGCTTGTGTTAGCATTAGTATCTAGTCTCTTCACTATTCATTTCTGCAATCTTAGCCAGATTACTTTCAGTAGATAATGAATCTCCAACATTTATACATAGTCTTGAACCTTCATTTTCTACATCAATATATACAATGTCTAAGCTTAATCTTTCGGTTGGCTTAGTTTCAAGGTTTGAATCTGTTACCCATAACAACCTAAGCGATTCTAATCCTTGATATGGCAATTGTCCGTAGTCATCACCTTCATACTCTATAATAGGAACATCACCTTTGTTTGGTATACGGATGCTTAAATAGTCTTGTCTATTATTTGTAGAGCCGCTTGCCAATGATTTCATCACTATCACCTCAATCATTTAAAAAGCCCAGCACGCAACGTACTGGACTTCATTGTTCTATGTATCCGTAGTTATAAAACCAGTAGACTTCTACGGTGACGAACGTCTTCGTCTTGTCTTTACCTCATTATCTTGCTAATACCCGTAGGCTGAGGTTCTATAGACTGGATCTATATACTCGGCAAGGATTTGCACCTTGCAGTTGGTTGTAATCAGCCCTTTGATATACCAGATCATGCAGGCTTAACGTCTACCTATTCCGTCACGAGTATTGAGATTGAACAAGAAGGTGTCACTTGTTGGGACTAGTGAGATTGGAATGGGATGCGTCTCCCATCAAGACCAACGACCAGATACAAAGCCTCTGTCCGGCAATATAGCAACCTCCTGCTATATCATCATGTGATTATAGATGAGAAGTGAAGTGCAGACTTAATATATTATTTTATTTGTAATCATCTTCACTTCTCTACTCTATAATATTAGCACGGAAAAACATGTCAAACGGGTCATAAACGGGTCAACTTTTTAATATCCTAGTCTTTCAGCAATTTTATAAATAATCTCTTTCCGTTTTCTTTTTGCTGTGCTTTCACTAATATTCAACTTACACGCAATCCATAACCATGTTGGTCTACTCCTATCCCAATATCTGAATTGTACAAGTTGCTTATCTTCATCAGACAAAGTATTCAATACTGTTTCAATTGCTCTCACAGTATCAGACATCCTTTGTATTTCCCTATCCATTTGTAATAACATCACACGTTGTTCCACTTCATTTGATATCTGCCCAGATGAACCACCGCCTTGATTTTCGTCTTTGAATTCTTGGTGTACTGATCCCATGACGATGTTTGCACGTTTTTCTAGTATTTCTTTTTTTGTAGAATGATAGTAACGAAGTTCATCTTCAATTAATTTATAATGTGCTTGTCGTAATCGTTTTGACATTTAATCACTCTCCTAATAAATTTTTATCTCACACGCTTTTCCTAGTGTTTGTTCATATTCTCAACCATGATAAGAGAAATGATTAATAATAAAATATATCCAGCTTCCGAGAGACTAATAAAGCCGAAAGCAGTCGACAACACTGTAATAATTATTATAAAAAAATAAAATGAACTTAAGGTTTTAAACATTTAATCACTCTCCATCCACTCAATCAAATCATTCAAATGAAACTGTGCTTTCTTCAAATCTTCAATGCCGTTTTTATGTTCATAGCGGGAAACGTATTTAAGTATATTTCCGGCAGCATAACTCGGATAATCCTTTACTTTTGCTTTAATGTAGTCAAGTGTTTCAATACCTCCTGCTGTGTAATGTGATGGATTATTTACGTTGTCAGTATTTTCGTTTTTTACAGACACTCCGCCGGCAGATAATGCTTTCATGGCATTTGTAGCGTCATCAAACCACTTTGCAACTTTATCTTGCTTTGCTTTGTATTTTTTGATTGGTGTATCAGGATATACTCTTTCACAATATTCTTTTGACGCCTCACCCAAATAAATATCATATTCTATTATCATTACTGTATCCTTCTTAAAAATGTTCCAACTACTGTATTCTGTAGGTTTTTCTTTATCATTCCATCTATATCCTTCTTCCTCCAAATTAACCATCAATGCGTCATAGTCTTCTTGTGTTTCAACATGATATAGTTTCATAGTTTCCTCCTTGTTTGGTAAATGTATACTCGGCGAATTATGTGATTTAGATAAGTGTGGCATTGTCGCAAACAATATCACCAACAAAACTCCAAAAAATACTCCTAGTATAAAAGCAATACTACTTGCTACCATTATCATATTTCCTATATACTTGATTTCCACATATAACAAGAAATCTTTTCATTGTAATCCCTCCACAATCTTCAATGCTTCTTCTACACTCCTAGCTACTCCACATATAGCAGGTGTAATTTCCATTGCTTGTTGAAAGTTTCTCTGCTCTTGCCTTAACTTCCCGATTTCATTTTTCACTTCAATAAAGAACATTTTTCCATCCGTCCCGCGAAAACCGAATAAATCTGGAAAACCCTTTGGCAAACCTGTGTCAAAAATACGTCCATTCGGCATTCTGATTTTTCCCACATTGGCTCTGAAAACATAATGTCCTTTTTTCGCTAAGGCTAAGCGTATAGAATTTTGTATATCCATTTCTGCTGTCATTAGATCACTCCTTTGTCAAAAATGATAAAAAGATGGATAGTTGGTGGATAGTTGAAGCAAACCCTCCACCTTCTAAATCCGTTGGTATCACTATCTTTATAACTATTTCTTTCTTAAAAGGTGGATAGTTAGTAGTAAAATAGGAAAAGTATTACTAGGAGTAAAAAAGTAGAAGGTTTATGAAAAAACACCCAAACTATCCACCTTGCAAGATATTATATCGTTAAAACAATTGCGGCTCTAAGGTTAAAGCAGGGTGGATAGTTGAAGCAAACCCTCCACCTTCTTAGAAATTTAGGTTCAAATTATAGTAATCATTATTTAGTGTTATTCCTTCATACACATTTGCAGCTTTCGTTTTTTTCTTAGTAAACTTCATTCCAATTTCTTTACCAAATTTTGTACTACTCATCAAATATTGACCATTTTCTTTTGCCCAATCTCGATATGTTTCATACATTTTTTTAGCATTCACTTTCTCACCTTCTCTAACATCACAACAATCTTCAATAAATGCAGTTATAACATCCATTTCCGATTTGTATTCAGAACTTGCATTTTCAACTGCTTTTGGCATTCCTAAGCCTTCCCTTTGCCATTTAAGGAACCCTTCTACTGCCCAATTTAAAATACCTGTTAATTCTCGACGAAGTTTATATTTTAACTGCTTGTCGACCTTTGCGTCGGGTATTTTCACAGTAAATGGAACTAAATGTAATCTGCGCCATATCCCATCGTCTCTACCTCGAATAATCGGTTTGTGATTAGTTGCCATCCAAATTTTGAACTCTGGCGTGAATTCAAATTCATCTTTATAAAGATGTCGTGCTGTAACCTTATCTCCCCCAGTAAGCTGTTTTACTAGTCCTTCGTCTAAACGCACACCTTCGTTTGGTTCAGTCGTTGTAACAAATCTGGCACCATGCAAACGAGCAATATCGCTATTTGCATTACTGGATTGTTGCTTCACCATGATTGTTTGCGGTTGAATATTCGTTGCATAAGAACCAAAAATATCATTGATGATATCTAAGAAAACGGACTTACCATTTCGACCATTTCCAAAAAGGATAAACATAACTTGTTCAGATGTGGAGCCTGAAAGTGAGTATCCAACAGCTTTTTGAATATAAGTGATTAACTCTTTATCGCCTGCAAAAATATCATTTAAGAACTCTTGCCATAAAGGAGCGTCAATCTTGTCTGTATATTCAATATTGCTAATCTTAGTAAACATTTTTTGTCTATCGTGATTGATAAGCTCACCGTTTTGTAAATTGATATATCCATTTTGTGTGTTTAAAAAATATTTGTATCTGTCAAATTCATCGGGCAAAACAGGCATTAAATGTTGTGCTTCTTTCAACATATTTGTTTTCCCTTTATTGCTTCTAGTTGCTTTCAAGTGCTTCATAAATGCTTTTTCTGCATCTGATTCATTATCCATGTAGGCAAATTCGCTTTTCATATCTTTAATTACATCATCGACAAGCGTTTTTACGGCTCCAACGTTATCATATTTCCAAACTTTGGAATCATAGTAATAAAAACCTTTGTTAATGTATGAAAAACGGACAATATCATGAAATTTATCCCGAAAACGTTCTGCATTTCCAGTATCATCTAAACCATAAACTTTACGCGCTGTATTATTCTGTTTTTTAATAGAAATAGAATATCCTTCTAAATCGCTTCCGGGCTGATAAATTTCAGATGTGTTGGTGATAGCTTTGTTTATAACCATTTCTCCATATAATTGCGCTCCGCGTTTTTGATCCCATTTTTGTCGATACAATCCACTTGAACGGAAAATTTCATCCATTTTTTCTGCATTACATCCTGTCCAAAATGCCAGCATATTTGTAAAAGCTAAGTCTGCTTCGGACTGCGAAGGATATAGTCCATCCCACAAACCATCAAAGAGAGTTTTAAACTGCGAACCCTGTTTGCTTTGCTCTGCGCGGTAAATAATATCACTTACAGGTAAATCAACAGTTGAACGAAGGTTATTTGTCTGTCTTACTTCATTAGTCCCAATATATTTCGTATGCAAATATTGTATTGCTGATGTCGCTTCATTGACTTGTCTGTAGTTATCAATTACTTGACCAGTCATAACGAAAAACCGACCGTCCGGGTACATTTCAATATTACCTTTGCGCCGACCACCTTCCGGGAAATCGCCCTTTGCAATAATATGAATACCTGTCCCACTCACACTGTACTCAGTGTAGCTAGCTAACGTTTGAATAAACTCACCAGCAATATTTTCAGTATTTCCATATAAATAATCTTGAATATCGTCTTTTATGTCGTCTATATCCACGCCAAAATACGGCGCCTTGAAGTAAAATCCTAACCCATCGAATTGATACTTTTCGAGTGAAGCAAGGGCAGTTTCAAAATCTGCCCAAGTTCGCTCGTCTACACTATTGCCATATGCTCCAGTATTTGCGTTCATTGGTATCTTTTTATTTTTGCCGCGCTCTTCATCCCAAACCAGTTGAAAAGCGCACCATTGTTTTAATTTTTTTAATTCGTCTGGAATTTGTTCGTACACGTTTGTGCGCTCCTCTCATTGTTTAGAACGGTAGATCGTTTTCACTTATTACTACTGGTGTTGGTTCGTTTTCTTTCTTTTTAAACACATGTTGTAGAGGTCCAGTAATTTTGCTTTCAGCCCATGCTTTTACATTTAGATTTTTATAAATTTGCCCATTATATTCAGATTCTTCGTTTTTCACTGTAACTTGGCAGGTTTTAGTCAACAAGTCTTGTAGCAGTTCATTTACTGTGTTATAGTCTTTTCCATTTGGGAGTTGGATAGCTTTCGCAATTGTATTTAATGCCGTTTGACTATATTCATTTGTTGCTTTTGCTTTCCATACTCTGTGAAAAATATGCGCATTTTGAAATTTTTGATTTACATCGTTGCGAATAATTAAATCAATATTAATGAACTCCGCACCATTTTTAGTTGCGTCTTCATTTGCATTATATAAAACAACCTCGTACGTACCATTTTCTACTCCATTTGTGAAAACATCATTATGATCTACTTTAAACATTTTTACATTCCTTCTTTCATTTTTTTATTTGATAAAACCTCGTGCTTTTCCTTGATGGAATGCCCATCCAGTTTTATAATTGTGTTCTTTTGCATATTCATATAATTCTTTCATGTTCTTACATTCAGCTGGACTACTATAATTCACTTTAAAAACGGCTTCGGTTATTTCTTGTAGCTCTGCTCCCTCATCAATTTGTATTGCTTTTACTTCTACCTTGAATTCATGTCCACAATGTTCACATTTTTTTGCTGTCTGGCTAACTGTCATAAAACAATCTTTGCATATTTTAACGGGTGCCTCTGCTTTTGTTGCATTACTTCCTTTGCGAGGTGCTAAGGACCATGTTCGTTCCATATCTGGCAGACCGAAACGTTTTACATTACCTACATGGTCGATGATGATAGCTGTTTTACCTTCTTTATAACGCATGCCTCGCATCGATTGTTGAATGTACAGCGATAATGATTGTGTAGGTCTTAGCATTATGACAGTGGAGCAATCCGGAACATCGAAACCCTCGCCTATAAGGTCAAGATTACAAAGGACCTTTATTTCTCCTTCTCGAAACCGTTTTATGATGTCATCTCGAATGGGTTTAGGTGTTTTACCGTCAATATGTGCGGATGGAATACCTACTGCATTAAAACTCGCTGCCATTTTTTCGCTTTGATATATCGAACTAGCATAAAGAATTGCTTGCTCTCCGTTAGCTAATTTTTGATAATGTTTAATTACGTCCCCCCAAATCATTCTTTTATTGAATTGATCATCAAGACTAGTCATATCAAACTCGCCAGTTCGTTTAACGTTTAATGTTTCTGTTTGAACGATTTCAGGAGCATAATATTTGTAAGACGCTAAAAACTGATTTTCTATTAACCACTTCACATTCACTTTTTCGATTAATGTGTCATTTATATCACCCAGACCACCCCCATTAATCCTCACTGGCGTTGCAGTAAATCCAATGACCTTCGCTTTAGAAAAGTGATGAATTATTTTTTTGTAGCTATTTGCTAACACATGATGACTTTCATCAATTATGATTAACGAAGGCTCCGAAGTTTTGTTTAGACGTCTAACTATCGTTTGAACCATACCCAATTTGACGTAACTCATATCCACTTCATTCATAATGAGTGTGTTTCTGATTTGGTCAATCAACTCTTTTCTGTGGACTAGGAAAAGAACATGGTTTTTATTATGTGTTGTCATACGAATTATTTCCGATAAAATAACCGATTTACCTGCACCTACCCACAGGGAGCAACGACGCACGGTCTATTATATCCCTGTAAAAAAGCCCCCTTTACATCGTTTATAATTTCTTGTTGATATTCTCTAAGCTTTAGCATCAATATCACCGATTTTGAATAGGTCTTCTTGTAAGGCAAATTCTCTATTATCTAACTGGTTTTTTGCAAAATTACCATTATTCTCTGTGAGTAGAAAGCCTCGTTGTCCAGTTTCAGGATTTCGTATTAATCTCGCAACTACTGGAACAATCCCCATCACATGATTAACTACTTTTTCTCTAATATCCGGTAAAAACTGATTATAAAGTTGACCACTTTCTAATTGAATTTGTCGTGTATTTTCCCATGCGGTATAAACAATATTTGTGTTTGCTAAGTTATTAAATACGGAAATCATATCAATTAAATGTGTATCAAATATCCCATAATGTTGTAACTCCGGTTGCCCTGATTTAGTATTTCTTCCATTGAACATTAACCACAGTTTTTGATAATGACTCAAATTATCAATTACTACATTGTCGTATTCATCCGTGTGTGTTTTTGCATATCCATAAAAATCTGCCATGTCCTGCACAGGATTACGAGGATTCAATGTTGCAATTGTGATATCAGGCAACCCACTTAAAACTTTTGACGTGCCATCGCAATCTAACATTAATGTTTTACCTTTTAAGTATTTAATTGTAGTTGTTTTACCTGCACCTGGTTTGGCATAAATCATAATATTAAAATACTCTGACCTCTTCATTTCTTCCGATTGAATAAATTCCAACCAAATCCCTCCTTATCTTATTTGCAATCTTTCTGTTTGAATAATTTTCGCACCTGGTACCTCAATGCCTTTTTTCAAATCATCGCCTAATTTTGTTTTATCTAATTTTTTAGGTTGTTCGATTAGATAGTTCAGTAGTTTGCTTTCGTCTTCTACAATGACACTTGGCGGATTTTTCCGAATATCCAATGTGAATAAGTTTGTTTTAATTTTTTGCTTTTTAGCAGTTATCATTGCATCAAATAATGACTGTTTCAGTCGCTTCACATTATTATTAATAGTATTTTTCCGTTCAGCTAAACGCTTCGTTTCTGTTTCTAAAACAAGTGATTGACCTTCCAGTTCTTTAATGACAAATGCTACATTCTCTGCTTTCGTTTCTAATTCATCATCAATGCTTTCAAGTGTATCTTTTAATAGTTCCGGATCAAGCTGCTCCGCAAGATTTAACAACTGTTGATATTTCCCTTGAATTGAATATAATGTTGACATTTTAATCATCCCCTTTCAAAAATGCTGTTGCGGTTATTTTATCTTTTGATGCAGAATACCACTTCACATTGTTTCTTTCATCAAATTGTGGCTTATTTACATTAGATACAAACAACTTAGCTTTATCTTTATCAACATCATATATATATAAATTTACAGAATCTGATTGGTCATATAGCTCATTTATTAATTTAACATCACTATCCACTTTCACTTTTTTCACTTGAGTTGCTGGTATATTAAAGGATGAAAATCCGTCTTCATCTTCAACAGTAAGCAAACCATTATTATTAATCAGAACATGAAACTGCTCTCCGTCGACACATAATTCAGCTACACCAGTTCTATCCTGTACCTCTACCTTATCGCCAGCAAAAATACTCATTTGATCGCCTCCAATTCGTTTTTATAGTCCCACATATCTTGCGATAATTTATCCAAACCAATCGCGAATCTTTCTAGGTCTTTTGGTGTTTTAATGATTGATTTACTCAATTCTTTGCTTTTTCTATGAAGTAAACTGTTTGCTTCGTTAATGATGATTTGTTTTGTCATTTTTCATACCTCCCTTACATCAAGATGTAACTCTGTTTCGAAGTTAATTTTTTCTGTCATATCTTTTATTGAAGTTGAATTTGTAATGATTTGTTTCGCTTTAACTTTATCTCTATTGATGCGATTCACTGAGTCCACATTGCCTAGTCGTCTTAGAATAGATGTTTTAAGTTCCTCAAAAGTAATATTTTCTTTGCTGTAATCATTGAATAATATTTTGACTCCATTTGATTCTGCGTAAAGTACAATGTGATAGTTTGTCATTTTAATCGTCCTACAAGTACTACACGATTCATCATTCGTCTTCCCTCTCTTTCGTCCAAATTGCGCATTCTAAATTTCTTTTAATATATTCAACATCTGTTATTTCTTTAAAATCCTCTTTTAATATTTTTCGATCAGATTCAAAATAAACGAACCCTGAGTTATCAAAGTCATAGATAACTTCTGTTTTACCTGCTAAAGCGTTATTTATATTAAAGTTTCTGAATGTCATATCCATGTTGTATTTTTGCCGAAGTTTTTCATATGCATTGATTAGCTCCTTGAATGCCGTTTTCGGAGTCATCAACTCACCTTTATATTTTTTGAACTTCGGCACCCACTCTGGCTTAAGCTCTTTAAGTGATTTTTTAGCAATGATTAAAGGCGTTCTGTTAATAGCTACATGTCCTCTTGCTTCAAATCCTAGCAATTCAGTAACTTCATTCAAAAAAGCGTCTGTATCTTGATTGTATGTCTTGTCTAAATACTCATATGCTTTTGTACCTTTTTCAATGCTGTAATAGTTTGTCATTTACTCTCCTCCTTCACCTTGCTTGCTTTCCACGCCTCTCTTATCTCATTTTCCAAATTCGGGTCAACTGCTAACTGACATTTTAAAATGTATAAAAGTGATGGTTTAGTGAACATACCTGCTGTTGCAACATGATCAAAAAAATTATTTAACTTTTCCTCCGTTTCAGCGATTTCAAATATTTGGTTAAGTTCTTTTTCAAAAAGGGTCATCTAAACGCTTCCTTTCTACTCGTATATCGGTCGTTTATTTATTTCATAATAATCTGTATAAATTCGTTTCGGCGTGTCGTCTATATCGTCATACATAGCTCTTTCCGCTGCTACCCGTGTTTTGAATATGCCTAGTGACTTCTCAATGCTAAAAAAAGTATAAATTAGCTCATAGACGTATTCTTTGTTTTTCCGGCTTTGTTTAGTCATCTATTCCAAACTCCCTTCCGCACCAAGGACAATATTCGACTGAGATATACAATTTTTTGTGTTTTTTGTCTCCAAACTCATCTAAAAAACATTCTTCAATATTCACAGCTAATTCATAATCACTGTCAAGTACCGCCACATCTTCATAGCTACCTAAATACACAGGGCTACGAGTAGCAACGTTTTCACAACAATACTCACACATTATTTCGCCACCTCTTTCACCATGTAAGTTCCGTCATCATCTAAACTCAAATGATACTCTTTCAATGTTTCAGCTTCATCGTGTAACTGATCACTCAAATCTGTTTCTTTGTCATATTTATCGTATAAGAATGCTTCTACGTCTAATTTTATTAACTTAACATAGTAATCTTCATCAACTTCTCCATCGCAGAAAACTTGCTTAGCCTTTTCTACCCATTTTTTGGCTGTTAGCAAATCCGTTGTCCACTCTGTTGCTTCGTCATATGTTACTACCCCATATAAAATCATTCCGCCACCTCTTTCTCGATAGACCAACCAGAGTCAATATTACTGCCTAACCAGTCGTCATAAGCCTCTGTAATCTCTTTTTCTAATTGTTCAGGTGTTAATATATCGAACTCAATATTCAAGTCCGCTTTCAAAAGAAATGTTTCTGTTTCAAGTGATCCGTGCATACCAGTAGAAACGTAGAATCTTACTTTTTTATCGTTCATTCCGACACCTCTTTCAAACATTTTAATATTTTAAGTAGTAACACTCTTACAGATCGTTTTAAACGCCTTGACTGAAAGGAATATGTTTCATGTTGTCGGTACTTCATTCCTCCGCCACCTCTTTCAAAATAAAATCAATCACTCTGTAATATCTCTTTCTAAGCTTTTCGTTATCTCCATGCGTTTGTTCAACAGACGCTTTAAGTTCATCTAATGTTCCTTGGAAACAACCTGTTATCCATATGTCTAATTCTTTGATATATGCTATTTGATTGTTTTTACGTGTCGTATCTACTTGTACGCAGATTACTGTCAAGCCTTCTACATGTTGCCAGTTTACCCAATTTAAATCTGCAAATCTTAAATTTGCATTACTTAAATTTGCACCTCTTAAATCTGCAAGTCTTAAATTTGCAAATCTTAAATTTGCAAATCTTAAATTTGTGTTTTTTAAGTCTGCATTACTTAAATCTGCTTTCTCGCCACCTTCGTTACGCAGCCATTTCCCATGATTCTCTAATATGATGTCTAACTCTTCTTGATTCATTCCGCCACCTCGCAAACAGTTTCAGCATCAACCTCATAACACGTCTTGATTAACGGAATAGTGCTATATCCGTCGTTCTCAACGGTTATAATATATGCACAATCGCAGTCGTCGATAACAAAGTATCCGTGCGCCCATTTGCCGTTGTCTTTGCGCTTTCCTTTGAATTTAATGTCACTCATTGTCTTCACCCTCCGCTTCACCAGCCGCTTATATAAACGTTACGTTCATTTTCGATACAGCCTACTTCTTCTATTTCCGAGTGATTCCATCCGATGGTTAGCAAAATCTCTGCATTAGCTGGAAGCTCTTTTAGTTTCTCTATTAACTCGGCTACTGTCATCATGCTTCACCCTCCACTGTAAATAATTCACGCACATATGCACTCATCAAATCAGCAATATCCATATCAACTTTCGCTTCACTGTATGCCTTAGTTATAAGTTGTTTAATTGTTTCACGTAATAAGTCTTTTTCTTCTTCAACTATTCTTTGTGTTAAATTGTATGCTTTGCTGTTTTCATGGGGGGCAAACTTGTCATGATAGAAAACAGTAAAAGCGCTTAAGTTTTCGATAAGTTCACGCACTTTATTTTCAACACTAAATTCCAGTCCTCTTTCTTCGATAATTTCATCCGTCACTTTGGTTACTGCAGAATAGCACGCATTCGTGTAAATAATTTTAAGGTGCTTGTCTTGCATGTTACGCACTTTAGATGTCACTGCTTCTAAAATCGTGTTTTTAATATCATCTTCACTGACATAATCCATTATGTTTATTTCCATATTTACGCCTCCACTTCCTTAACAGGAACAGCAAACTGCCAATAACGCTCGTCCATTGCTTTTATTTCAGCTTCTGTAAATTGTGTTTTAAAAATGTCATTTTGCACACTATTATTTAAAGACTTACACCCATCACTTCGTACATTTAGATAACACTTATTACCATTATTAGCATCAACAAATTTCACATAATATAGCGGTTCTTTCTCGACTTCGTAGCCGTTTTGCATTTTGATAAGCGTTTTAATAGATTCATTGTCGTTATCATTCATGAAATTAAAAAATCCATCTTCTTCGTGATAGTCCCAATTCCTAATGTATTTCCAGATACTGTACTCTAAATTGCATTTATTCTTTTCATACCAATCAGCTACAAATTGCGGAACTTTCAAAACTGGAGCAGGCGCAACCAAGTCCCTTTCGGTAACCCAAAGCGTTCCCATGAATTCGCTTTTAACTTGATAGGATATGTCGAAATTACTCGCTTTTATTTCAGTTACAACACCTTGTTTCAATTCACCTTGATCAATAAACTCTACCTTATCGCCTTCTTTAAATCTCATGCTTTCTCCTCCACTTCCGCCCAAATTGCCAATTTTTGAATAATCACTGATTGATTCTTACTTTGTATCCAACCGCACATAAATTCTATATTTTCTTTCGCCGCTGCTATCGTTGCAATAAAATCATATCCATATTTTTGCAAGACTTCTTTTAATACATCTAAAAGAATTTCGTCTAAATCACTCAATTTTTCAGTATTTAACGCTTCAAAAAGTTTATATCTTAACTTTTCATCTACCCATATGCTCACAGATTCGCCGTTTTTTTCTGGCGTCAACATTAGCAAGTTTGAATCTTGCTGTTTATCATACATAACTTGTAATGTTGCACCATCGAGATTATTAAGTTGCTCTTCTACTAATTTTACTTTCATGCTTTCTCCTCCTAAACCCACTGAATCCTCTTATTTTCCAACGCTGGAACGTTATAACAAACCCAGCAACAACCACGGTTAAACGATGTTGAATGTCCTAAAAACTTAATTCTTTTCTTAAATATCAATATCGCTAGTTTGTTGTTATATTGTTCAAACATGTTTGCTCGTTTCTCCGTTTCGAGAGTCGAGAGCGGCAATAGTAAAGCAAATGACTTTATTTTCTTTTCGTCTATTAGCTGAAAACTACGCTCTATTATTTCGTTTTGTTGTGAAAAGGGCGGGTTACTAATCATTAAGTCACAATCAAGCGGCGGTTCTGTTGTATAGAAATCGTTTCCCACATCGTCAAATATGTGCGTCGCTTTATACTTAAGATTTAATTCATCTGCTCTAAGTTTGAACAAGCTGTCATAATGATTGAACGGGAACCACAGACTTTTGAACGACTCAATATCTATCAAGCTGTATATGTCTTCAACAACGTATCGCGGAGTTGCAACGTGGTCTTTATCTGTCTTTCTTAATTCATACATAGTCATAAATTCTTAATCTCTTCTAGCTTTTCAATCAGTTGTTCATTCGTTAATTCAAGCAAAATATCTTTTATAGAGTTTTTTTCGTCATGAGACTTTACAAGTACGAGAGATACAAAATTAGAATCAAGGTTTTCTATCACTCTCGCTTGATAGCCATTTTTAAAACTATAAGCAGTTAGTTCTAAGCCGTTATCACTTAATCTTGTTCTTTCTGTGATGTATTCTTTATACTCATTTGCGATTGTTTTCATTTGTGAGCCTCATTCCTCAGTGTCGAAATCCATCGTCCCAGCAATCATCAACTATCATCGGATTTTCTACATTCATTCTCTATCACTCCTTGCAAGAAGCATTAATAGTAGTATCAAAGCAACAGCCACTATTAATTCAGCCATTTAATATCAATCCGCCAATACTTACTAAAAACGCGATTAACACGGTCAAAGCTAAACAAAACAATGTGTACCTGTCTGATTTTTCAATATATTCATTTTCGTTTTCATCAATACTTACTAGTCCGAAAAATCGTAATAACTTCATTTAAAAACCTCATTTCAAGAATATTTTAATCCACGCCGCTACAATATATGTGACTGATAATAATGCTCCGACTTGGAAACAAAACAGAAATACTAGTAGCTTACTTTCATGTTCATTTAAAAATTTTTTCATTCTCTTATCTCCACATCTGTGCTATAATTAATACAAATATTATTTCGTAACTCACAGTTTTAGTAAGCTCTAACTTACTTTTTATAGCTGTGGGTTTTTCTTTTACCAATGCCGCTCAATCGAATTCGCAAATCTATGCTTGTACTTTGGTCTCTTCTTGTGTTTTATTTCGTGGTCTAAATGCCGAGATTGAAGCTCTGTGAGTAAATATTTACCCGTTGATTTAGGACAAAAATTTGGGTCATATTTTCGTATTTTGGCAAGTAATATTTCGACTTCATCAATCATTTTCAGACCTCCTTATATACAAATTTTTTAATCAGCCAATCATTTGCTTTTACCGCATCAAATGCCCACGTTTCACGTTGATTTTTTGTAGCCCAATTGCTAAATTCTGCAAGCTCTGGAAAGTCTTTTATGTTATCTAACCACCAACCGTAAGTTCTTGGACTAGCTTGTGCGAATTCTTCTAATGTCCAAACACCATACAAGAAATTTATAGCTCTATGTTTGTTCTTTACAGGACGTGCCATTTCATTCGCTCCTTTCGTGAATTTCCAATTCTAAAATTTCAATGATGTTTTTTCTAACTTTCGACGCTTCGCGCTTGCCGTTTATAATATCTGACAAATACGGATTGCTAATATTCAATGTCTTCGCTAAATCAGATTGTTTCATATTAATTGCTTTTAATTTTGCGTAAACCGCAACCGCAAAACGCTGATGTTCTACTGACATGTTTTTGCTCCTTTCTATAATTTGTTTAATAATCTTATGTGCTGTGCCGAGGCTTCTAGTCTATATTTTGGGTCAACATCTGAGAACATAATCTCCTCTAAAAAATCTAGTTGTCGATTGTATCGTTCTTTCTTGTCCAATTTGACAGTAGTTTCTTTTAGTACGGTGATAATACGTGAGGCACCTTGTCCTGAAATTTCAATATGTCCTCGGGATTTGAGTTTTGAAATGGTTACTTTTGCATGATTCTCTTGTATTTCACAGAAATTAGCGATATCTGAATTGGTTGCTTTAGGGTTTTCCATTAAGTAAAATATGATTTTATCGTTTAAAGTCATTATTGTTATCCTTTCTTGTTTAGTTTTTCACATGTTATAATTTATCGTGAAAGCGAGGTGATATTTGAAGTGAACTTTTTCATATACAAACGTCTTTTAACCGCAATGGTTTTTAAAAAGGTAAGAATAAAAGACACCTATAAACATCTCGATATTATTATCGAAAATGAGTGGCTAAGTAGAGTGCCAGATGGTACATATAGTGAGGTCATGGAATTCCCTATGCCAAATTACAGTGATTATTATGTAATAACAGTAGAAGGCAAATCTCAATTGTTCGCCTTTGAATCTAAGGTAGTGACATGGGCTATTTCAATATCTGCTCTTATAATCAGTGTTATAGCATTGTGGCGCTCTCATTGATTAACAGTGGACTATTTTATCAGGATCTGTAAATTACAACTATCAATGAAATTATCGAAACTATAAGCGAACTACGTGTCAATACGAATGTTATGAAATCGTGCCATTCTTCAATCTCTTCATTTGAGGGATATGGTCTTTTATTAAAGTTTGGTCTTTTAGGTATTTTCATTACATCATTCTCCTTTCTATCTAATTAGCTAATTATTTAGCATATTGTTGACAAAAACAACCATTAATGATAGTATGAATCCATAGTTAAACAAGCCTTCGCAAAAGCCACAAATCGTTGGGGAACGAATTTTTTATGGGGTTATTTGTTATCTTGTTTAGCTAAATAATTAGCTTATGGATATATATTACCACCACTTATGGTAGTTGTAAAGTATTTTTACAACCTTTTTTGGTAGTTTGTATCCTTCGAGACTGCGAGGCACTGATATGACTACGTTTGAACGAATAAAAAAACTTTCAGCGAAGAAAGGAATCACAATTTCTCAACTGACTAGCGAATTGGAAATGGGGGAAAATTCCATCTACAGATGGAAAACACAAAAACCAGCATTGGATAAACTACAAAAAGTGGCCGACTATTTCAATGTCTCTATTGATTATCTCGTTGGTCGCAGTGACAACCCAATCATTGACTCCGACATCCCGCCGGAAGCAGCAACTTTGGCTGCGCACATTGATCCCGCGGCAACCGAAGAGGATATGAAAAAAATTCTTGAATATATTGATTTCATTCAACAAAAATACAAATAGGAAATGAGTTGGAAGTATGTGGTTAGATAAATACAGAGAGCAATATCCTGAATTAACCATCATAGAAGATACAAAAATGGAAAATTCTCACAAGGGGCTGTATTACAATAAACATATTTTTGTAAATCCGAATCAGAGTGATGTTGAAATGCGTTGCACATTGGCAGAGGAAGTTGGTCATCATCATTTGACCGCTGGCAATATTATCAAACAGGAAACAGTTAATGATAGAAAACAAGAAAAACTTGCCAGGAATTGGGGTTATGAATCACTAGTACCTTTGCGAAAAATAATTGATTCTTATTATGAAGGTTACACAGAATACTATGAAGTTGCAGATTTTTTAGAAGTGACAGAAGATTTTTTAAAACATTCTATTGAATACTATAAGAACAAATACGGAAATACAGTTGAATGTAATGGCTATGTAATTATTTTTAGAAGTAGCATTCAAATTATTGCATGTTAGGTATTTACACTATTGTGTTTATATAAAAAATAATAAAGGGAGAGAAATGAAATGATTGGTTTATCAGTGCTTATGTTAGTGCTAGGCTTTTTTGGACTAGTAACGGGAATCGTTCTTTTATGTATTAAAAGAACAAGAAAGGCTGGGTTAATTACTACAATATCATCAGTGATATTAGGGATAATCTTTACTATTGTTTTAGCAGTTGGTGGTTTTAATGCTGTTAAGGAAGGCGTATCTAAAAACACAACTAATGATTCTGTTTCTCAAGAAGATTCATATTCAGATGATAGCGAAGATAACTACAATGATGAATCTTTGAACACAGATGAAACAGAGTCTTTAAGCATAGGAGATGTAGAATCATTTAGTAATGAAGACGATGGAACCTCTGTGGATGTGAAAATAAAAGAGGTACAAAAGGTCACTCCTACAGCTGAAGATGAAAGCACCGGTAATTATTTTATTAAAGCCATAGTTGAATTTAAAAATACTGGAACAGAATCTTATACTGCTAATGCGGCAGAATTCTCAATATATGATGGAAACGATGAAAAAGGAGAAGTTTCTTCTAAAGATTTTATTGTAGAAGAAGTTGCACCTGGAAAAACTTATACCGGAAATGTATTTTTTGATGTAAAAAATGATGGACCATATGAAATTCATTTATATGATTCATCATGGACATGGACCGGAGAACATAATTAATTAAAAATAACAAAAAAACGCCCTCCCCGCACAGAGATAAGCGTTTCTAAATACACACATAGAGTATGCAAATTCATTTTACCATAATTTGCTATACCCTTCAAAAGAACATATGTTCCAAAAATAAACAGGTGGTGGTATTAATGAAGATAAAAAAATTAACAAACGGAAAATACGCCGTTCGTTTGCGCATAAAAGTCGACGGTGAATGGAAAGAAAAACGTTTGACAGATACCAGTGAAACAAACTTAATGTATAAAGCATCTAAATTATTAAAACAAGTTCAGCATGATAGTAGTTCGTTAAAAGAATGGAACTTCAAAGATTTTTATACACTATTCATGAAAACTTTTAAAGATGGAAAAAGCAGTCAATCTACAATTAATTTATATGATCTTGCTTATAATCAGTTCGTTGATTATTTCGATGAAAAAATTAAACTTAATTCGATTGATGCTGTGCAGTATCAACAATTTATTAATCATTTATCTGTAGACTATGCAATATCCACTGTAGACACCCGGCACCGCAAAATTAGAGCGATTTTTAATAAAGCTGTCCATTTAGGCTACATGAAGAAAAACCCAGCTATAGGCGCTCATATAAGCGGACATGATGTGGCAAAAACAAAAGCACAATTTATGGAAACGGACAAAGTTCATTTATTATTAGAAGAACTTGCAAAATTTCATTCTATATCACGAGCAGTTATCTTTTTAGCAGTACAGACAGGTATGAGGTTCGAAGAAATTATTGCACTAACAAAGAAAGATATTAATTTCGCTAAACGTTCTATAACAGTCAATAAAGCGTGGGATTATAAGTACACTAATACATTCATTGATACCAAGACAAAAAAATCACGTGTGATTTATATTGATAACTCTACTGCTCAATATTTACAGTCTTATCTTACATGGCATAGTGCTTATATAAAAGAATATAGTATAAAAAATCCACAGATGTTATTATTCATTACCTATCACAATAAACCAGTGGATAACGCATCATGTAATAAAGCTTTGAAAAAGATATGCAGTACAATTAATTCTGAACCAGTGACATTGCATAAGTTACGACACACTCACACAGGACTATGCGTTGAGGCAGGCATGGATATCATTTATGTAGCTGATAGACTTGGTCATGATGATATTAATACAACATTAAAATATTATAGCCACCTAAGTTCTAATTTGCGTCAACATAATCAGTCTAAAGTAGATGCTTTTTTCACACTAAAAACAGACGAAAATACCACAAATTTTGCCACAAATGCCACAAAAACGACGGAATAA